GGCTAAAATCATGTGTGGCCCCTTTTAACGTATCCACACCTTACGCGCTAGTGACTCGATAACCGCGTGTGCTCATGGGCCTGCGCCGCATCGGCCTGGGTCTACGAGGGAGTTGTTGGACCGGCCTGGCGCTATTTGGAGGGCGCTGCTCGCGCGCTCGTTCCACAGTTGCTTGAGACAGTTCTATAGTGTTCTTGGGTGCCGCTGCCGCTAGGCGTGCCGCCTCTTCTCGCCTCTCTTGGCGTTTTTGTTTGATGGCCTTGCCGACACTGTCGAGTCCGGTCAAGGTAGGTTCAACCAGTGGCACTAAGGCTTGTCCACCGGGTATCATAGTTAGGAGAGGGGGGGCTATCACTTTCAGAGCGTCTTTAATCACGTTCCACAATTTCCCAGTAACATTGTAGTCAGCTGGGTAACCATCCTTCAACTCCCTGGCTATGGCAAAGTATGTGTCCAGAGCTGTGGGATCATATGGAGGACTAAGTTTTAGTTGGGGGGTTAGGGTAGATGATGGGTCTAATTGGATTTCGATGCCCATCCGAAATTGGAAGGTGAAACTGGTCTGATCGCTCAAATTCCTAGCACTAATATGTGCGACGTTCCCATTCATTAGGTCGGGTATGCGCTGACCCTCATAATGTCCGACGGTGCCATGGGCTGGAACAACAGAGGGAAAAGGAAAAGCCGGCGTTAAAGTGGACTGCAATTGTACAAATCCGCTGATATTACCGGTGCCTTGTGTGCCCTTGTTGACTGGTATAATAAAATCTTTTTCCGAATGCCATTCCTGACAAGTATCAGTAAGTTTCAGAGGGACGTATCCCCCATCCCGGGAGCGTCCTATCATGGCGTTAGGCATGGCCTGAGACCTCTCAAAGTTTGGTCCCTCGGTCAGCTCATCCCAATACGCCAATGGGTACAAAGAGTCAAAGGTGGCATCTTCAGTGCCTAATCCACAACCCGTGTAGGTAATCCTGGGTTCAAAGGTGGACTGGCAAATGGCTATAGTGCCCTGATTGGCAAGGTCCGGACCATCCTGCAAGATTGTGACAGACTGGTAACACAAACGCCATCTCTTGGCGAGTGCCATCCAACTGTTAACTAAACTATCAACAGCCGTTCCGGCTGGAGCAATTTGCGCATTTCTAAAATTTCCTTCAACTGTGGTTTCTGTGGCAGGATCGTATGCATGCGCTCCTGTCCAGTAAGCGAAAAACAGAGGATGGGGAAGTAACGTAAGGTCAAAGCTCCAGGGAGTCTCAGCGTCTGGAGCTATGGCAAGTGTGGCTGTGGTCTGATAATTCATGCAGAGGGTTGGGACAGCAGACCGGTCTGGTATGCCTCTCACCTCTGTCATCGGGTCCGAAGGGTGCAAAGCTTTTATGCACCAATCTACGCCAGTGTTAGTATTACCAAAAGTTTTCCCCTCTCTTTGTATTACGTTTCTCAATTGTTGACTCATTTTATAGCACGGCCTCGAGCCACTAGCTTTGTTTACGCGTAGTCTCGCAAATATGCGTCAACCAGGCAAGAAGCCTGGAGTGACCGAGTATGTTTTGAGCTCCTGACCGCATTGACAAACTGGTCAAATGCGACTGTGTCGATGTCGTAAGACCACATGATTTCGGCACCGGAATTCGAGGCATCTTCTGGTGCGTCCTCTTCGGTAATCATGTATCTATACTCCCTTTTTATGTCGTCGAGAAGAATTGTATCTTTGATTTCCCAGGCATCGCAAAAACTACGCCAGACTGGATTCCAGGCGTAGGGTCGCAAACACTTAGCCATCTGATCCATATATAAATCAATCTGTTCCTGTAAACTCTTATGAGGGAACAGAATGTTCAGATCTGCCTTGGTCTTCTGCAATTTTGCGAATTTACCCAGACAAGGTGTCCAATGCCAATCACAGACATTGAGCCACCGCCCGCGTAAGAAGATGCAATCGTATGGGTTAACTATTGCTGTAAGCTTAATTTTAAAACCCATATGCTTAAATATGTCCTCGGTAACGCCCTTATCGATAGCGTGCATCCATGCTGCTAATGTAACCATTGTGTTTCCCACCGTGGTGTCGGGCCCGCCCGACATCCTAAAAGGCCTGCCACTGTGATTTATCTTCATATAATTTTCAATATTGGGGTGATACTTGCGCAACCACCGGTTTTGATACACTAGTGGCGCCGCATGCATTTTCCGTAATATGTTAATGTCGTCTAAGCACATACCTGCTGCGTCGAACAGCTCGTATTGATAAGTCAAAGGACCGACACTCTCAGATTGGTCGAACGACGAGAAGTCAGAACAGAACCACACCCTATTCTCAGCGTCATAGACGATACTATCGTCCCCAGCCGCCATCACAAACCACCCTTCGGAGGCTTGAATGACGGTTCGGAACCAATAGTTGAGTTCGGCGGTAGTTCTGCCTGCTCCATAGACCAAGTGTACGGCCTTTCCATTAATGTGGAAAGGTATGTTGGACACAAAGTTAACCCCAAATGTAGTCTTTAACCGTTCAGTGACGGCATACACAGCAGGCCCCACATAATACTGTAAGGCGGGATTGACGTTGGCGATGATCCTACTTTTAATCGGGTTTTCCTTCTCGACAAAGTAGACCTCGCCCATCTTCAGCATGATATCGATTTTCTTGGCGCAATCTTCCATAGCGCAATTCTTGGCGGCGTTATTATATAATTTACGCTTCGAGGGCGTCAGGTGTGCTTCCCACACCTGACGGGCTGCATCTTCCTCTATCTCGCCGTAACATTCTCCCCGCACCCTATCAACAATCGCTCTTTGGGCATCACTATCTGACCATGCTTGCGATTGATCCGCGACGGGTGTAATCGGAGCGGTATAACGAACATCTAGTGTCGTTCTCATCGCTTGTACCGTGTTGACAAAGGAGACATGCGGCATTCCGGGCATATCAAAGAGTTGTGTGTAATGTTGGTAATTTCCCCATGATTCAATCGGACACATGTCCACTACGTTAAAAGACGGGTCCATATATTTTCCTTCAATCTCACTACTCGCTGCGACTAGGCCGGGTCTTTCGTTGGTCTCTAGGCACGGAATTTCAAGCCCTTCCGTCTCCCAGATCCTGCGAAAATCCATCTTGTACGCTCCTGTTGCGTACGCTAAAACCGCCGCGGTAACTACGCCCACTCCGGTCAAGGCAAGTATGGGCGGCACAAAGTGTGCGGCAAGTGCGGTTCCAGCCATAACGGTTCCTGCTGCTGAAATACATGCGCTGATAGCTTCTTTCCAATTTCTTTTTAGATATTGTTGTAGTTCGTACATTGGTCCCAAATTTCCAATGTCGACGCGCTGGACGACATTTGTCTTATATTCGGGGCTGCCAGTAGCTTCTGCCATGTGTG